TTCTACCATTTGTGATTCTAAAACCTAATGATAATTCAGGTCTTACAGGATCCTCTGATACATCAATGTCATCTAGTTCTACTAGTTTTGTACCTTTTACCCATTTAAAGAAGTCATGTAAATTATATTTCATATAGGAAGTTTACCTTGTGGAGCTGCACTACTATTTTTAAGTAGTTTTAGATTTACTGCTTCTGCTTTGATTTTTTCTTTAAGTGATTTTGATATTAGATTACCAACTGTGCCTGGGTCTAATTCATTTTCTTTACAAAATTCAAGTATCGCATCCATATAAGAACATCTTTTTTGTTTAGATATGCCCTCTATTTTTAAACTAAATTCTTTACTATTCATACTTCATTATACCATATTTTATTCAAAATGTAAAGCGTGGGTTTCTGTTGCAAGGTACCCACAAACCCCGGTTGCCTAATTAGGCAGCCATAGCAAATTGATTATTGCCATTTAAAAATGCGTTTAAGTTCGCCAACTATTACTCTCTGATAAACTTTTCAGCACCTGTCGAACCTATCACACCCCCCATAAGCACACCATAATGTGTTTATGGTGGAGGTGACCGGTACTGCCCCGGTGTCCAGCCTACCTATTGCATTTATCGTCAACAAGTAATTCTATGTAGAAATCGTGCTACTATCTTCTAGCATTTTTTCTAATTCTTCTCTACTCATCATGGTACAACCTAAACTTTGTATCTGGCCATTAATACCATATGTGTCCATGTATATACCAAAACCATTTTTTAAAGCAGTAAAATTTTGTTGCACATATGATTCACATTTTACTCTATCATAAAAAAATAACTGTTGATGATATTTTGGTACTAATAAACCAGTATCCAAATTTAACATCATAATAGTAACAAAGAAAAACTTTGTCATTATAAACTCAAACCAGGAAAAGCTAGTTCAAATGACCTGTATAACATACAACTTTCTTCACCAGATGGTGATGTAATAACTGCCATACTTTGGTCTCTATCTTTGTTTATAAAATAGCTTACCATATAAACAGGTTTTCCCCATTCTTGAGCATTCTCTTTACCTACTGATAAAGACTCTAACTCAAATTCATTATGTATCAGATATTCATTAACGGCGTCTGTCGTGCCACAAATTGTTGGTAATTGTGACCATTGAAGTCCGTCATATTCTGTTGTTGGTTTATGGTCAGCGTAAGCTATACTTGAAAGACCGAGTATTACTGCCGCTAACACAAGAAATTTTTTCATTTCTTTTTCCTCTCTTTGTAGGGATAAAATTGCGGCTAATTGTTATTAGTTTGGATTTTATCTTTATTAAGTTCTTCGTAATATTTATAAAATCCCTCAATCTGTTTCGTTAGCGGTGCGACAAAATCCTTTTTCTCTTTGATGTATGTTTGAGCATTACCATCTTCACACGCAATAAGGACAACAATTTGTTCTATTGGTTTTCCGAATAGCTCTTCATACATAATAGCATAGGCGGTACATTGCATAAAATAACTTTGTACCCATTCTTCTTGCTTAAACTTGTTAGAGGTTTTAAAATCAATTACAGATAATTTACCATTATATTCTGCAACACAATCAACTTGACCTGCAAGTGTCAACTTTTTACTATACATAATTGCTTCAAGCAAATGTACATTATCAATCTGGTCTACATATGGTTTAATTAGTCTGAATAGACCTAAAGGCAATACTGCCGACTCTGATGGTGTTTCTGATTTTATATATTGTTCTATTAGATTGTGTGTGGCTTTACCACGAGCAGCCGCTCTTCGCATTTCATAATTAGCAACATCTTCACCTACTGACTCACGCCATTTTTTAATACCGTCACCAGTATTATATCCTAATATAGTTGTGACCGAAGGATAATTATGACCATCTACATCATAAAACCTCATGCCATCAATTCTTTTACCCTTGGTTTTAGGTAGTTTTGTCTTATCAATATCAACAAAATTAAATGCCATTATATTCTCCTTTTATCATTTTCACCATTATATAAGACTATCATATATTTGGCAAGTCTTAAATGTTTCTGTAATCCATATAAAGTCTTAATAAAGATTCTCTATCCGACTTAAACGGTTCTGCTTCTCAGCTAATCATAGTCTTAGCTAATTGTGTAGTTTCATCTACTCGTCTTGTCCAACCTCTACCAAATGTATCAAAGGTACTTAATTTTTCATAGTACGCTTGTCTTGCTTCTTGGTAGTTATCAATCGCCTTAGCTAAACCATGTTTCTCAACATATTCTGATACTGCTTTTAATGTCATAGGACCGATACCACCATCTGGTGTTGTACCAATCATTGTCTGTAAATACTTAGCAGCTCTGCCTGGTCCTGCATTTACACCAAAATCAAAAACGCAAAGGTCTAAACCTAATGGTAGGTCATCACCTTTCATTTTATCCCAATAACCTTTTTTATAAATTGGTGCAACATCTTCAACTGTTAAGTCTTTCATGTCTTTTGTGCCACCAAATTCTTCATAAACTCTTTTAGTTACACCTAAATTAGTTTCACCACCTGGGTCTTTTGGATGATTTACATAACCACCTTCATGGTGTAAAATTGTTTCTAGGCACTTATCGTAATTTGCTTGCATTATTTTCCTCTCGTAAGTTTGAGTATGTTTTCTATCTGTGCCTTGATAATAGGACCTCTATTAGGCCAATGTATATAAGGCTCTTCACTTTTAGAAAGATTATATAAAAATGGTAATATAATCTTTTCTAATTCTTTAAATCTTTTTTCTGTTTCTTCGTTTGATACTTCTTTTGTTATAGTTTCTTTATCAGCGACTATCTGCATAATCTCATTCATCATTGACTTAATATCACCAACATCTTCTTTTACTTTTGCAATCTCTAAATTTGAGTTCTCAACCAGTTTAGGGTCAACTTTAGGTTCTTCACTAACGGTTGAAACTGGCGTCATACCCCAATCATCTTGTAGGTCAAAACCTCGCATATAATCTGGTATATCTTTTGCCATTATTTTTTCCTTTTTCTTGCTTGTATTTTTCTATGTTTTTCTAATACTTGTCTTGTTTTAATATCTTTGGTACTTTTATTACCATATGCGTCATGCACTTTACTTCCTGGATGAGCGTCACCAATTCTACTTAACATATCTTTCCAACCACTATCGGTTTTTATACCTGTACCACTTACTATATTTATCTTGCCTATACCTTGTTTTATATGTTTATTCTTTTTTAAATAAACTTCTTTTTCAGATATAGACATAAACTCGGTAAACTTTTTACCAGTTTTAGTATTGATAAAATCGTATGTCGGCATTATTCAGGAAAATACTTTTTTAACATTTCTAATTGGTCATCATATTCAGCAATAATTTTTAATTCTTTCTCAACTGTTTCAATATGGTCGGGGTGTTCAGCGACACCAGTTGCTTTTTGTAATTGTACTTCTACATTAGCAATATGTTTATCAATATGACCTTGAGCGTGAGATTTTAATGCTTTAATTAGTTCTGCTCTCATTTTCAACTCCTTCTTTATACCATTGTGGCATTACAGCTGGACTTTTCCATGTTGCAAATCGCCTTTTTTCTAAAATATAATATCTTCGATAACTGCCAACTGCGTCACCAGGTATTTTGCAATGTTCAGGCATTGCTGGTTTAGGGTCAGTAGCTATCTTATTATATTTAGCGTTCTTCGGTGGATGTCTTAATATATCACCAAGTTTATCAATCGTAACATGATTTTTTGTATGATTATATCTTTTTTTATATTCATCATTTAAAGCAATCATGTGTTTGTATAACCAAATATAATTATATGCACTTTCAAATAACCAGATTGTGCTAGGGTGTTTTACCCAACCAGCTTTGTATAGTAATGGTTCTAAATTAGGATTAGGATGTTTCCACCTTTTAATCTTTCTACCATTTTTTGTTTTATCATAATACTCTGTACCGTCTTGTACACGGTGGCAAGTTGATAAAAGTTGTGCTGATTCTAATATCATTTTAACAATATGTTTATCACACATTTGTTCAGCAGCTCTTACTGGATGTTTATCTACATAAAATATATTCATTAGTTTATCGTCTTTCTGAAATACGCCTCTCGGTCATACATCTTACATAATTTA